GAGGCCGGGATCAGCGCAGGGTCAATGCGCGATACCACTCCAACGAATCCATCGTCGATTGCACCGATTTGAGGCAGGTCAGGCATATCACCGGGACGGCACGATTATCTGCCGGACATATTTCTCCTGCAGCGCCACCTTGTCGATCTCCTTGGTCAGTTCAACCTCTCCTAACTCAAGGAACTGGTTACCCAGGTCGATCTTGCCGTCGACCCGGAGCATCTGGCCGGCGGCCTTGAGTGCGCAGATCTCGCAGAAGCGGTAGGGGAAGGCGTAGGCGGTGGCCTCGGCGGAGCTGGACAGGAGCGGTGGGGTCTTGCGGAACTCAAGCCAGACGTAGGGCAACTGCTCTCCGACTAGCACGCCGTCGTCGGTGAAGGTGTAGGTGACCTCCTGCTGACGCCAGGTGACACGAGGGTCGGCTGGCCAGACTGAAAAAGTCTCACCGATGGGGACAGCCCGGGTTGTGCCGTCGGGGTTGTTGGTCTGCGAGATATTGCGCAGGAACTTGTTCAGCACTCCCCAGTAGACCGAGTTGGTCGGGACGGTGCCGGCCGGTGCCGTGGCGTAGAGCTGGTAGTGCCGCTGGGTGTCGGGGTAGAGAACGATCTGCCCGATGGTGTAGGTAGTCGTTGCGTCCCAGTCGCCGTCGTTGTTGCCGTAGTCGGGCAGTGCCTCGGACCAGTACTGGGCATTGAGCGTGCCGCCAGGGCCTCCGGTGGTCGGGGGATTGCCGGAGTTGATCGAGCCGACGTACTGGTAGTACTTCTGCTCGGTCTTGAAGTAGACCACCATGCCGGCTGAATAGAGCTGGGCCGGGTTGTAGTCGGCCGCGAAGTACTGCTGCTCGTAGACCGTCTGCTCGGGCCAATCAAAGCACTCCCAGGCGCTCCGGAGTGACATGGAGATGAACGTGCGGAAGAAGTTGGACTCCTCGGTCGTTAGGGTGGAGAAAACGCGCCCAGTGAGCTCACAGGCGCGTTGCAGCACGTAGTCGTAGGTGACGGTTCTCATTGGCTACCAGGATTTACACGCCCAAAACTTGGCGGAGAGTTTGGTGCCCGGCTCGTCACAACCATGACGGGCGCGGAAGGATGCACGCCGCTCCGGGATGTGCTTCTTGATGCTCATGTCCGGGTCGCCGAAACGCACTAAGGCGACCTTGTCGCCTTCTTTGGCAAGGACAGCGAACTTCTTGTTCTCGCCGGGAGTGCGCTTGGGCTTGTTGTAGCCCGAGAACTTGTTGCCCTTGTAGTTGATCATTTACTCTTGGGGAGTGCGTACCAACCCGCAGGAATTACCACCGTGGACGGCCCCACCAGCTTCTTGTCTTTGTCGAATCCGTACACGCTGGCCCTGGTGGGCTTGGCCAGCATCACCGGATCACCGGAAGGGACCAGGACCACCTTCGTCACCTGGCAGCCCAGGCAGGTCAGCAATGCGATCAGCCAGATCGCTCTTGAGGGCCTCGGGAGCTTTACCATGTTGCACATCGGTGGGTGGTGTTTCTCGGAACCAGTCGAGCAGGGCCTTGAGGATCTGGTAGATCCAGTTCACTCGGCCTTCTTCTCGGCGTCTTTGGCCATGATCAAACCAAAGCCGGCGGTTACCGCGGCGATGGTCGTGGTGATGTCCAGATGGGTGGTCGGGTCACCGTCGAACAGGGCCTTGAGAGCGCCGCCAACAGCGACCAGGATGGCACCGATGCCGGCCAGTGTGGTCTTGGTGTTTTTCATTTGGAGCGGAATAAGCGATACGCACCGTAGATGGCGCACAGTAAGCCAATCACGGCGGTGACGAGTCGAACGATGTCGGTGAGCCAGGGGATAAACGAAACAGCGGTTGCCGCTGCTGCTCCACCCATGGAAACGATCATCTGATTTGTGTCACCGCTGTGATTGGATGCGTCCATTTACGTGGGATTTGATGGGTCTTTTGCTGGTGCTTCTAGGATTTACGCCAACGAAGGCACAGCTTCAACCACCGGAGGATTCGCCAGCTTGTAAGCCTCCACAACCTCAGGAGTCCACAGCGCGTTCGCGATATTCACCACCTCGGTCGGCTGACCTTCCAGCGAGTCACCGGGATTGAGCGTGTACTGAGAGGTAATCTCAGAACCCACAACCGCGCCGTCGCTGTCGTAATCCGTTCCGGTCGTCACGAACAGCGAGTTGTTCTGGTTCACCTGCACTGCGACGATATTGACTGGTACGATCATTGGATGGTGGGGCTAGGGGTTTGGCTTGCGGCGTAGGCTGCGACAGCGGCAGGAGTCCAGACAGCGTTGGCTATCGCGACAACCTGCTCTGGCTGACCCGTAAGGTCTGAGCCGGGAGCGAGACAATAGCGGCGGAATGTGGAAGCCTTCACGGCTTCGCCATCGACGATCTGGTCCGCTAGTCGAACCTGAAGCGTCGTGTTGGGGAGAACCTCGCAAAGCGAGAAGATGGTGCGTTCTGTGAGCATAAGATTAAACGGTGTAGGTGAGTTCCATGTAAAGTGCGCGTGCAGCACCAGCGTTATGCGTTACGCTAGAAATCGCACCATTACTGTTTGAAGCGTACAAATCTACAGATGTAGCGTTTGTTGCAAGAAATGCAGCAGGTGATCCAGTAAAAGTCCCCATGCTATCAATAAGAACAATTCCCGGCTGATTTATGCTTGCATTTGAAGCAAACGGAAGTCCAGAGACAGTTATGCGACTAGATGCTCCAGTTGTGTCTCCAGAAAATCCGATTTCAACCGAAACCTGACGACCAATCTTTGTGTATCTTCCGGTTGAAGTTACTGGTGTAGTTGGGTTTCCGGTTGTTCCACCGATCGTTCCAGTCCACGTCCCCTCCTCGTAATCGTTCAGTAGCTCGGAGGTCATCGTTCCGCTGCCGCTTGCAGTCGCGGAGAAGTCGATGCCTTTGCCGGAGGTTCCGATGATTACGTTGCCGTTGGTTAGAGTCGCATTCGTGCCCACCAGCAAAGTCGTGCCTACCGTAGCTGCACCAGTAACGCCTACTGAAGCCAACGTCGAAGCACCCGTCACACCCAGCGTCGTCCCCACCGTAGCCGCGCCGGTGATGGTGGCGGAGGCGAGGGTGGCGGTGCCGCCTGCCCCGAGGATCTGGTTGCTGGTGATCTTCTTCGTGGTGCCCGATGCAGCCATGGACGTATCCGAGATGTCCACAATCGGCAGCACGTCCGCTGCCGGATCAACCGTAGTGATGGCCGCCAAGGCCGTGATTTTCGTGTCTGCCATAAGTTAGTTTGCTTGGATGATGAGTTTGCCTGTGTCCTCTTGGAGCAGGAAGTCCCCGTTCTCCAAGTCTAAAGAGTCGAAGGTGCCGAAGGTGATGACGATCTTGTCGCCATCCTCAAGGAAGACAAAGAAGTCGTCCTCCTGGAGCAGGTCGCGCCGGATGATAGGCAGGTCAGCGCCGCCGCCAGCCCCACCGAGGGCTTGCTGCACGCCGAGTCCTAGGCCTAGTCCGAGACGCATTTTAGACCCACTTGCGGTTGTAGGCGATGATCGCCCCGGAGGATACAGCCACCGAGGTGAAGACGCCCGAGATCGAGTCGCCGGCCTGAATCGTCACGCCGGAGGGGAAGTTGGTGATGTTGGAAGTGACGGCACCGAGGATGGACGTGGCGACGGCATGGATCTCCATGTAGTTGCCGGTCACAGTGCCCGCGGAGGCGTCGATGTACCGGCCACCGAATTCGCCGGCCAGTTGGCGGTTTGATCCGACATTCATAGGGTGAACTTCTGACTACTGCGTTTTGTGCCACCGCTCCATCCAACCTGCAAGCGTGTAGCCCCGCAGCGCACTCGCACCTCGGGGTTATCCCGCTCAACCTCGTTCAAAAACTGGGAATCCTTCCAGCAGTCGTACCCATACTTGGTGCCCCAGGCATGGTAGAGAGTGGGGTCGATCCGCATCCGCAGGCGACCGATGCCGTCGATGGCGCGGACCTCGCGCTGCGAGTCCTGGGCGATGCGCTTCTGATCAATGCCGGCCTTGACCCAATCCTTCTGGATGCCGGATTGGAACTCCTTGATGACGGCGCGGCGCAGTTCGCCGGGCATATCGTCGAGAGCGTTGGCGATGACGGAGGATGCGGAATTGTGGGCCATGAGAAAAGGAAAGAGGGGGAGGCCCGGGATGGACCTCCCCCGTTGTAGACTGACTAGGCTCCGTTGAAGAAGCCGAAACCGCTCGGGTTCTTCACCACGAGACCAGCAATGGCCTCGACGAGGCGGGCGGGGCCGCCGCCGGCGTCGGGCAGATCCTTGACCTGGGGCAGCTTGGCGTAGCGGACCTCGACCATGTCCATGGGGATGACGTAGCCCTTGGTGGCCTGAGCAGACAAGGCAGTGCCATTCTTGCCGCCGATGAAGGTCGTCGGGTGCAAAATCAGGCGGCCAAAGTCCCCTTCAAAAAGATCAATGGATGCCTTAAAAGTATCACTTGACAGATCCTGATTGAACGTGCGCACCGAGGTGGCAGCGATGGCGTTGGCGTTGACAACCTGGGTCGTGCCCGAGGCCGTGAGGTTGGTGAACGCACGCTTGAGCGTGGTGCCTAGGATACAATCGTAGTCGCGGAAGGTGCCGGTGGCGCTGTAGATAGCGGTCAGCACGTTCTGGGCGGTCGCCTCGGTGAATGAAGCAGCAGCAGTAGTGTCGATAGCGCCGGAGGCCGGCAGGAAGGGCGAACCCGAAGCGCACGCGCCGATGTTGGAGGTGTTGGTGCTGTTCAACCAGTTACCGAGCGAGCCGGTCAGGTAAGGATTTGAGGTGTTGACCTCAGTCTGCGCAGCCTGATTGGTGCACATGAAGGTCGCTTCCATATCCCGTTTAATCAAAACGAGGGTCTTGGCAATGCCGTTTGCAAGCTCATCCGTCACACCAGCGACGTTCTGGGTCTCAGCGATAAAGCCGATACGCAGGTCGCGGCGGAACACCTGACCGTAGTTGTTCAGGCGGGTCCGGTTCTGCACTGGGTTGGCCGCGCTGGAGACAGTCACGTCAGCACCGTCGACAACACCCTGCAACTGAGGGTCACCGTAATTGTCGACCTGCCAACTGAACTGCATATTCCCGATGTCCTTGCCCTTGGGGGCCATGGACACGAACGGGGTCGACTTAGCGTCGACGATGGCGATGTAGTCCGCCAAGTCTTCGCGGACGGCAGAGGTAGAGGCCAATGGCACAGTGCCGGCCTGATTTTCTTGGAGTAGGGGCATGGTTTAGAGCATCCTTTTGAGTACTTGGGCTAATTCGGTGGTCGTCCCGGACTTTCGGAACTGCGACTTGGCGTTGTCCAGGCCGACCTTGGCCGCATCCTTCTTTGCAGGGATTGCGGTGGGGCGACCGGGCTGACTGGGTGCCTTGGCCAGTGGGCGGGTGGCAGACGGCTTGCCCTTGGCGGACTCCTTCTCCAGGCGCAGCTTGCGCCCGGCAATGAAGTCACCGACCAGCACCTGGTACTCCGGCAGTGAGGCAATCTGCGGCAGTTGCCGCAGGACGGCCTGCGCCTCGGTGTACTCGGTAGCTGAACGGTCTTTCCACCATGGGTAGAGCGTCTCGGCGATGGGCTTGATCTGCTGGTAGTTCTGCAGGAAGCGGGCGCGGGTTGGTATGTGCAGGTCGATGGCGTCTTCTACACGCCGTTTGATCTGCTTCACGTCCTCCGCGCTGTACTCCTTGCCCTCTACTTCGCAGCCGTCGATGTTGTCCTCGCACCACCGTTTCAGATTCCGGGCCTTGCTCCACTCATCGTTGAGCTTCGACACTTCCCAGACATCGGCAAACGGGTCTGCAGCGGACTGCACCGCGGTCGGCCTGTCGTTGGTCTGCTCCAGCTTGGTCTTGGCGTCGTTGAGCTCCCGCTCGAGCGCCTCGGCCTTCTCCAGCGCCTCTTTCTTCTGGCGCGTGAGCTTGTCGATGCGTTTGCGGTAACCCAGCGATTCCTCGTCGCTGTTCTCTTCGGTCTCGGAAAGAACCTCCTGCTCAGGCGACTCGGCCTGGGCGTCCGTTTGTTCTGCGGTCGGCTCCGCATCCTCGGCCTGATCGTCCACGGAAGTGGCTTCCGGCTCCGGCACTTGTCGCTCGACGGCTGATGCCTTCTCTTCCTCCCCGCTGAATCGTGTCTTCAGTAGCTTCGCCAACGCCGATTCGTCGAACTGCATCGGGTTGATTGGGGGCTGTGCCGTGTTTTGGGCAGGTTTCGCTTCCTGTGTATTCGTCGGGATGTCCATGCTTTTAGACCCTGCAAGCCGGGTATGCTGCGCCAGGGTTGTTTAAGGCCAACCAAGAAGCCGTTGTTTGAGTGAGAGCCTAGAATTGACCGGAAGTCAATCCCCTCCCATTTCTTAACGCACTGATTTGTGCGATGAGATCCTTGATCGCGGCTGCCCGGCCTGAGTTGTAGGCACGGTCCTCCGCGGAAAGTGATGGGAGGAGAGCGTTGAGCACCTCGTCCCGCAGCGTGTCGTCGATGAGTTGGCCCATGGCCTTGAGCACCGGGTGCTCCTCGGATACGGAGAGGGCCTCCGAGAGTTGTTCGTCGGTCAGTTTCATTGGACTCCAAGTCGGCCGGTGATGGCGTTCTGCTGCTGTTGGACGCTGAACTGCAGGTTCTCAATGTACTTCTGCAGGTTGGCCTGAAAGAGCGGGTCCTGCTGGAGCTGGGCCTGATATTTCGGGTTGGATTGCAGGACCTGTTGGCTGAATTGCAGGCGCATGGGTGCGGTGGGGTCGTTCTCCCGGAGTTGGGGAGGATTACCGAGCGACATGAGCGCGATCTCGTCGTTGGTCTCGTTGAACATCTTCTGCGCGGCCGGTCCCTGCTGCATGACCAGCTCGCTGGCGAGGTTGGGGTCGATAGCCCGGAGGGCGACACTGATGAGCTTGGCACGGTCGATGACGCCGGCGGTGTCGAGGGGCAGGACGAGGGTGCTGATAGCCTTGAGCTTCTCGGTCACGAGGTCGGTGGACAGCTCGCGGATGTCGAATTTGAGCATCACGTCGAAGTCCTGAATGTCGGGAGGCAGCGGGGTGGCCGAGGCTGTGATGCGCTGGATCTCGGCGGGGCCGACGTACTGGAGCGTGAGTGATAGGACCTGGCGGAAGGCCTCGGTCCAGCCGTGCAGCCAGTTGTTGATCAGGCGCTGCTGGCGCATCTGGGTGATGACCGGGGGGACCTTCTCGGTCGGGCGGCCGAAGTAGCGGTCGGTCTGGGCCTCGATGGCCGCGATCAGTTGGAAGGCCACACCGGGCTCGCGGGCGGGCGGCGCCAGGAAGCCAATCTCGCCGCGGCGCAGGACAGGGATCTGGATGGCGGGACCGATCTTCAGGTTGCCGCCGCGGGTTTTGGGGACCTCGATGGGCGGGAGCGTGGCGAGGGACGTGTAGTCGAAGATGGAGTCGCGCTGGGCCTTGACCTCGTGCTGCCAGGTGGAACAGACCTCGGGCACGCCGCGGCTCTCGGTGATCTGGCGGTGGATGAGCTCGGAGCGCCAGATAACGAATGGATACTGGCCGTGCGTGTAGTCCAGTAGGTCGAAGTAGCCCCACTTGTCGCCGACCTGGGGGCTGAAGACGGTGTAGAACACGCCCGGGATACCGTCGGAGTCGATGGACTTTTGGTAGGCGTAGACCACTTCGATCAGGTTTTCGCGGTCGAGGATGGAGTTCTCGGCAAGGCCGACGGCTGCGTAGGTGTAGGCGGAGTAATCGGAGAAACGGCCCATCGTGTTGATGGCTTCCTGCGCCCACTCGGCGTCCCAGTCCTCGGTCTCCACCTTGTTCAGAAGCTGGGCCTCGGTCATGTAGTAGCGGCGGAAGACAACCCGGGCGGACTGGATGTCGGTGGTCTCGGGCGGGAAGACCAGCTCGTCGTAGGGTGCCAGGGCAGCGACCATGGGCTTGTTGCTGACCATGGTGGGGACGGGGAAGTCGCACTCGCCCTCGGTGCGCAGGTCGCGGATGGCCTTGAGGGCTCGGCGCTTGCGTAAATTGGGGAAGGCGGCGAGCAGGAGCTCTGCGGATTGGTCGTCGGCCTCGGGGTTGGCGATGAGATTGGGCAGGTCGGCCAGGATGGAGCCCTCGGGCGACTGGGCTGCCAAGGCCATGATCTGGTCCATGGTCAGGTACTGCTCCTTCTGCCCCATCTCCTGCTGCCAGGTGACATGGACGCCGGCCCAGCCGTAGGTCCAGAGGTACTGCGAGAGCAATTCGACCTCACGGGTGAGGTCGTTGTACATCCGGGAGTTGACCGTCCAGTCCATCAGGTTGTGCGCGGTGACCGCTTGGTCGAGCTGGCTGATGTTGGTGGGCGACACGCGGAGCATCGAGCGCCAGAAGGACGTGGAACAGAGGTCGACGAGGCCGTTGATAACCTCGTCGGCCAGCGGGATGCGCGTGTCGGAGGCACCGTCCCATGGGAAGGCCGGCTTGTTGCGGTTGGCATCGTTGTTCTTCTTGCCGTCGTCGGTCTGCCCAGGCCAGCGGCAGTAGCGCACATTCTCGGCATTCTCGACCCGGGCGAAGACGCCGTAGTCGGTGGCCGAGCGCCGCAGCTCCTCGGTCAATGCCGGTACATTGGGCTCGTCGCCGACCCGTGCCATCACGTCGGTTGCTTGCTTGTAGGAATCTCCTTGCATAGTGAAATGGTTTAGTATCCGCCGCCGCCGCGACAATCAAAGCCCCCGCGGCCTACGAACGCAAGACTTGAGACCAAAAGCATCCCCAGGCAGTCGATGGGATCTTTGGTGCAGCCCTTCTGCCCGTCGCGGCCGGTGTGCTCGGAGAGTGCGTAGGTAAGGTTGGTGCAGGTGTCGGTGATGTAGAGCGAGGGCTCGTTGAGCGCGGTGAGGGGCTGGGTGGCGTCGTAGGAGAGGAGACTATTGATGGCGGATGTGCGCTGGTCGACGGGCACGCCGGGTGCGGGAATGAAGGCCATGCCATCGTCGGTGGGGTCGTCGGATTCAGCCAGGAGGTCGATGAGGGTCGTGCCGCCGGCCTCGGAGAGCGCTGGAGAACCTCCGGCCTTGGGGTCGATCAGGCGCATGACGGGCTCGCCGTAGCCGAGTTCTGACTCGATCTGGCGGAAGAGTTTACGGTACTCGGAAATGGAACGGCCGGCGTCTAGGGTCTGGGCGGGACCGAACTTGCCGTCGGGCTTTTCGGAGGGCAGCGCCCACTCGCCGTAGTTGCTGAAGTCCGGGAATTCGCGGACAACGATGCGTTTGCCGTCTTCGTACACCAGGAGCCACAGGCAGAACCAATTGCGGGCTCCGGCGGGGTCGCAGACCATGTACAGGGTGCCGCCGGGTGGCACCTTGGAGGCCGGGATGCAGTGGATATCGGGGCGGAAACGGGCGAAGGCCTTGCCGATGTTGTCCGAGGCCCAGCCGTAGGCCCGGGTCAGGATCTGGCCCATGGGCGAGGTGACCAGCTTGGACTTCATCTCGTCGAAGGGGTTGTACGGGTTGTCTTCGGAATAAAAGAAAACGGTTTTGCGCTTGGTTGCGGGCTGCTCCATGACCCGGGGAGCCTTGCCGGGTGGCCATGTAGGCAGACCCTGTTTGCCCGCAAGGAGTTCTCCGGTGCCCCAGTTCTTGACCTGTGATCCGGCGGTGAACTCCTTGTAGACCGAGGCAACGCCTTCGAGGGGAGTCTGGGTTACGAGGAGCTTGCCGCGGCGGGTGATCAGGCGGTAGCGCAGTGTGTCCACCCAGGATTGGGGCACGAGCTCGTCGCACCAGATCATGTCGGCCTCGCGGCCCTCGATGGTGTTCTCCGACTGAGTGTAGTTCAGGAAGTCGCAGCGGGAGCCGTTGGGTAGGATGAATGAGCCGTCGGTGAAGCCATTTTTGCGGGAGTAGTTCAGGTAGTGGATGCGGCCCTTCTTGGTGGCCCGGAGTGCGACGGGTAGGTAGTTGTAGATCGCGGGCTGTTGCACGGTGACCGAGGTGGCGTGGGAGGTGTGACAGCAGAGAACCGATGCGTTCTCTTTCTCAAGGAGCGTTTGAACCACGCGGCGGGCGGCCCAGAGGGTTTTACCGGCGCGGTTGCCGCCGGAGATGAGTAGCTCCTGGGTGAGCAAATACTCGGTGTTGGCGATCTCCCAGTGGTCCGGGATGTAGCCGTAGGTGTAGGGGTCGGCCTTCTCGAGCAGCACGAGCTGGGTGCGCTTCTGCTTGAGCTCGAGTGCGCGGGGGTGCGAGGCGTCGACTTTGGGGATGACGGGGTGCTGCGGTTGCTCGTTCCACCAGGCGGTGTTGCAGGCCTCGGTGCAGAAGCGTTTCTGCTTGGGGCCTTCGCGCTGTTTGATGATCTCGAAGGGCTTGGAGCAGGTGAGGCAGAGTGGTTGGCTCATTTATCAATATTTTTCGTTTTAGAGAACCCGTCGACTTTTACCGTCGCCGCGGATTGCCCGACCCCCTCCCCCGGGGGCCCGGGCGGCCTGGTGTCTGCCTTGTGTAACGGGGTGGGACATTGGGTCTGCCGAGTGGGGCAAAAGTGCGTTTCAATCAATGTTTGCAGGGGTTTGCTGCGTGTTTGCGTTGCGAAGTGAATATAACTGCTATTGTGCAAGAAAACGCTGAAACAGGCCTGAAGTCGTGGTTTTCGATGACGCTTCCGCGGTAGGGGTAGGACATTTCGGGCCACTACCTAAACCAGGTCGGGTGTCTGCTCGTCGTTCACAGGGGTCACATTGCGCTCTTTCAGGTCCTTCATCAGGTCGCGGTGATTAACCGAAGCGGTCATGGCGAGGTGAATTGAGGTAGGCTGACCCTTAATAACAGAAAGTTTGTCGGTTAGCACAGCGACCGCTACGGGTAAGCCCCTATCATCTATCAAGTTAATAGAGGATTCAGCTAGTCGCTTGGTGCCCTTCCAGATTGCAACCTCCAAAAACCCGGTCACGTCTTTCCGCCAGTCCTCCTCGTTTTCTGGATAGTCTACCGGGACCTTAACTCCTCGGATCAGCTTAAACGTAGTGGTGGGGCTAAGTCCGGTCTCTTCCGCAATCTTATCAATCGACTTGTTCTCCAGGATACCAGCGACGACAGCGTCTGCTTTCTCTTGGGTCAGCTTGTTGTTGAAGTGTTGGCCGGGGTGGTGTGTTTTGACGTACCCAAGCTCTTTGACTGCGTTGAAGACCTTCTCCTGCGTTGCCTGGGGGATCTCGGTGTTACCTGACAGCACTCGCTGCGTGTACAGGTAATTGACTCCAGCGGCCTTGGCGACATCCTCGAGACTCGGCCTCTTCTTTGGTTTCTCACCCGGCATAAGGCGCAAAGCTAAAGGGGAACTCTCCCCAGTGGTTGAGTTGCTTACGGGGCTTCATCGAGAGGTGCTTCACTCCGGCCAGGGTCATCCTGACTGCGGCAGCGTAATCCTCACTGAGATACTCGAGTTTGCCGGGCATGGATTCCATGGCCAGTGGCATCCACAGGGTTGGGAAGCGTTCGACGCGCACATCCTCGCACCAGTCGATCCTGTACGGGCTCTGCACTCCTGACCCTTCCAGCGCATCAAGTGTCGCCAGAAGGCATTTACGGGGGATTGCGAGGCATCCCGATGCGAACATGGTGATGGGCACCAGCTCCGCTGCGCACTCAGCGTCATTCACCTGATGCTTGAGGGCCTGCAGGTGCTCCGCCTTGGGACGCAGGGCCGGCCTGGCGGGCAGTGAGCGGCACGAGTAGGGGATGCAGACGGTTGCCTGGTGTTCATGGGCCAGCTCGGCCATGCGGATGACGTCGGCCGCGGTGAACTCAATGTCGTGGTCCAGTTGAATCCAGACATCCTTGCCGCTGTCGAGGAACCACTTGGTTGCACGGCAACGGCTGCGGGATATCAGGGCATCCTCCCGGATCGTGCGCAGATCGGTCTGCCTGTCTGAACGGGCGAACGTGGCCGTCAGGTCTACCCAGGACATCATGCAGGCTGCGCTGATGCCACCGTAGGCGTACAGCGAGACATGGATAGACGGCCTGGTGCCTGCCTGGGTTACTGCTTGGACCTTGCTGGTCGGCTGCGGTGCGTAAATGAATGGATCTTCCATCTGCGGGGATTCTGCCTTTGTTGTGGTCATGGTTCAATGTCCTTCCTTTGGCTTGAGAGGTAGAGTTCGTGGCCCTTGGTGATGAGGTAGACCACGCTGCCTCGGGGCACCTGGCAGGCCGTGGCGACATCGTTCAGCGACAGGCCGCGGTCACGCAGGTCGTAGGCCTTGCGTGCCATGTCCGGTGTGTGGCGCTGCTCGGTGACTTCCGGCTCATCCTGCATGACCGGGGCTGGCGTGCCGTCCTCCTTGAACGCCATGTCCTTGGGGTACGACAGCCAGCCACGCTGCACACCTACCTTCACAAGGTGCGGTGCCTCCATCAATAGTTTCGTTGTGTTTGTTACTATCATAACAGTGATATGTCTAATGGTGTTGCGGGCAAGTGCTGCCTACCCTGACCGCTTTTATCTCCTATAAGCTGAAATATGCGTTGTCTATGTGCCTTGCCACTGGGACCGGGGTGGATAACGCAACCAAACCTCCCGTCTGCCTGGACAACGAGGTGATTGCGCTGCTTGTCCCCACCTACCTCGGCACAGGCTGGGCATTGCCCGACCAATTTCGAGCCAATTTTGCGTAGGCCTACCACTGTCAAGCGGTGTCTAGTGTTTGGGACGGGAGGGACGGCATTTCCCAACTCCATTCCTACCCTGAAGCAGCCTATACCCCTTTTTACACTTCTAGCACCGAGTTGAGAAGTGCCGTCCCCCGTCCCAACCGCTTGACAACACTTGACAGATCCAGTGCTTTTCATGCGGTCAAGGTTACTTTCATGTAGCCTCGGGACTGTTGTTGCTGACCGTCGCTACGGTGAATGTGGTTCGACGGGATGGCCTGGTGTATCTCCAGCATCAGTTCAGCGGCACGTTTCTGGAAACGTTTCTCCGGTTCAGGCCCCCATTCCTTGTTGTTACACATCGTCATGTAAGCACTATACAGTTCCTCGGTTGTGATACAATCCGACGACATACTGCTACCCCGGACATGGTTAACAATAAAGTATCTAACACTGTCGCTTTCGCTCAACAGATTATCAATCATCCCGCGCTGCCTCTCGGTCACCGGGAACGGCCTGCCGGCCTGCATGACCCGGCACAGATCCTCCGCGCCCTCCAGGAACCAGTTCAATATCCCGCTGCCTTCCCGCTCAATCATCACGTCGTGATAGTTGGGGATCACCTTCTCCGGCTTGGGCTGGCTGAAGTCCAGCAGCAGCAACCGTCTCGACCACGCTCCCAAGTCTCCCTGCACGTTGACCTTCAGCCGGCTATTGGCCGTCACAATGACGTTCCAGTCGCCAACCACGGCCTTGGCCCCGCTCTTGCCCTTGAACTCCACGCTCAGCCTATCTCCGCCCGTCAGCGCCTTGAGCTGCTGGCTCTCCTCGCAGGACAGGAAGTCCGGCGGCACGTCGCTGCCGATCAGCAGTGTCCTATCGTGGAAGTTGGCCAGCTCGAACCTGCTGCCCAGGTGCGCGGTCCTCAGCTCGCTGCAGTTCTCGTCGCCCACCAGTCGCCTGACCAATCCTGCCACCGTGCTCTTCCCGCCGCCGCCGGTCCCCGTCAGCAACAGAATCACCTGCGGCCTATTCCTCTGGAGCAGCGCCAGGCCGCCCCATCTCTGCAGCAGCATCTGGTCATCCTCCTCGGGCAGCGCATGATCCAGGAAGGCCTGCCACATCTCGCTGCTTGCCCCCTGGACATACCGCACCGGCGTCTGATTCCTCGACATCCACTCCGGCCCGAAGCCATGCATCTCGTAGGGTGCAGCCCGTAGATCCACCATGACATTGGAGCAGTGCACCACGCTGTCCGGCCTGGAGAACGGATTGCGCTCCACCTGCAGCCTCCCGATGAGATCCACCACCTGGTCCGCGAAGCTGGCTGTCAGCCTCGTCAGCAGCGCCGGCAGCCGCGGGTCCTCCGTCGAGGCCACCTGATCCAACAGAACGCGTCTGGCGGTCTCCAGGGCCTTCTGCGCCATCTCCTCGCGGCTCATGCTCATCCAGATACCCCGGTCCTCCTTGTACCAGTAGTGCATCCCGGTCACCGCATCGAAGAGGAACCTTTCCTTGTGCGCCATGTAGGCCGCGAAGAAGGGAGCCTGCAGATTGCCCGTGCCGCTCCGGCCGAACGTCCAGGGCACGCCATGCTGCCGGATCAACTGTGCGATCTCATCCCGACTGCCCGGAGCCGGCCAGCCCTCGGGCCACCGGATCTGGCTGAACTCCAGCGCCACCGGCGGCCTGTCCACCAGCACGCTGTACCCGCACCCGCTCGGGTGCACGCCCTTGACCGTGCTCAGGTTCCCCGTACTCCGCCACTCATACAATGGCTTGCCCAGCAACCGATCACCCACCTGGACCATCTCGGTCGTGCTGCGCTCCGCGCACGGCCCCGGGTACTTGCCCGTGATCCTCACGCCAATCTGTGCGCCCCTTTTCCCCTTCCACCTTGCCGACCCCTGCAGCACCGGGTTGACCCTCAGGAACGCCTCCAGGCTGCCCTCATCGTCGAAGTCTATCGCGCACAGCCCGCCGGAGAACTCCCCAAGCCTCACAGCCACGTTCCCGTGCTCGAGCATGACCCGGTACACGTCCCGCTTAGTACTCTCCATGGTCTCCTGGGTGTACTTGACCATCGGAATCTTGGTCCCCGGGCTCTGCGGCACCAGGAACAGCGGCGTCCCCAGCCAGCCCTCGATCTCTTGCGTCGTCATCATACCTCTTCACGCCTTTCAAACCGCAACGCCTCCTCGCTGATGAACCAGCCCTTCGGCCACTCGGTCAGGTAGATCCCGCCCAGCGTCCGCACCCGGCTCAGTGCCACGTAGGCCTGCCCGGGCTCCCGGGCCGCCCGGATATCAATCCTCGCGGCATCCAGGGTCAGTCCCTGCGCCCGGTGTATGGTCATCGCGTAGGCCAATCGGAGCGGGTATTGTTGGACGGTCACCCCCAGACTCTCAAAGAACCATTTGCGCCGACCCAAGCAAATCTTCTCACCGCGGCTCTCGACCACGATATCCCCACCCCGAAACTCCACTACCCGGCCCACCTGCCCATTGTAGAAGCCCTGCTCCGCATCGTTCGCGGTAAACATGACCGCAGCCCCGGGCTTCAACTGCAGCACCCGCGGCGTGCTCATGTTCTTGGTGGCGAACTCCACCGCCTGATCCACACCCCTGACCTCGGAGTCAAACACAGCAATCGGGCCGTCGATTGAGCTCAGCCGATAATTATTCCACTTATCCACCTGCACGTTGTGCGTCATCAGCCGAGTAATGTGCTCCGGCGGGTTCATCCTGAGCGCACTCCGCAGCAGTTGGTTGTCCCGCGGCTTCATCCTGCCCACCCGGAACCCGCTCAGCATCTCGATGAACGGCAGGTCATTCTGCCTCCGCACCTTCTCGAGCTTGATCGTCTTGAAGTCGGCCTCCTCCCAAGCCTGACTCAGGAAAGCCCAGTCGTAGGCCTTGCTCTGGTCGGTCCTGACCGGCGGCAACTGCAGGAAGTCGCCCAGGAAGATAACCTGTAACCCGCCGAAGGGCCTGCTGTCTTCTCTGATCCGCTTCACCCAGTAGTTCAAGAAGTCCAAGTGCCTTCCTGCCATCATGCTGATCTCGTCGACCACCAGCACCTCGGTAGCCCGCACCCGCTTGCGGGCTCCATGAATCGAAGGCTGCTCCTCCAGCCGCTCGGCAGCTTGCAGGAAGTCCTCGCCATCCTGCGGCCCCAACTGCATCCCGCACCACCTGTGCACGGTGGTCCCGCCCACGTTCAGCGCGGCAATGCCTGTCGGGGCCGTCACCGCCACTCCCATTGCTCCCGAATCCAAGAATTGCTTCAATAGCGTGCTCTTGCCCGTACCAGCCTGGCCGGTCAGGAACACGTTCCCTCCGGTGGTGGCCCATACCATGAACCGGTCCTCCGGTGTCGGATCGAATTCGGCTTCCGCCGGCCAGGTGGTAGTCTCCATATCAGTAGGTCGGGATAAGGATGTCGGAGACCTTCTGCGTGAGTTCCACGTCGCGCAGGCAGTAGGCAATGGCAGCCTCGCGGTCGGTCTTGAAGAGCTCGTGGAAGTGCGCCCCGTTGCCGGCCTTGTCGCCCAGCCCGAGGTGCCTCGAGATCGCAGCAAGACTCCCGTGCGCCCGGCTGTCGCCTAGCTGCCACACCTCGCGCAGATCCACGATCAGGTCGGTCCAATACCTGCCATTGCGCATCCAATAGGGCACGGTGATCCGGTGCTTCCAGGACCGCTTGAACAGGAACGGCAGGTCAAAGGGCTTCACATTGAATCCGATCAACTGCGGCTTGCGCTCGAAGCTGTCTAGCAGCGACCAGAACTGCAGCAGCATGGCCTTCTCGCCATCCGTATCGGCGCAGAGCACCGCGGGCTGCTCATGCTCGACACGGTATCCGATGGCCAGCACCTGGCCGCTCAAGGCATCCAGTGCTGCGTTCTTGATGTAGTCGCTGACGTGGTTCTCCTCGGCCCGCTGGATCTTCTCCGCGATGATGTCCGGGTTCTTGATGTTGCCCAGCTTGACCGCAGCGGGGTCAAACGGTGGGATGACCAGCTCCGCAATGGGGAGCGGTCCTGTCTCAATGTCGAAGTAAATACGTGGGTTTGCTGGCATAATGCTAAAACGGTTTGGATTGGTAGTTGTGCGTTTGTCAGCGGATGCGCACCCCCCGCTTGTCCATGAGTCCCCAGCAGCAACGGGCTGCCGGGAAAGTTGTCAGATCTGCTTCCCGCAGTGCGGGCACAGCTTGGGTTCTTTGGGCCTCTTCAGGAGCACCGGCACGGCCAGCCACTCGCAGATCTCGGAGTAGGACTTCCATCCGAAGCCTGTGACGGCATTGGGATGCAGGTGCCCCGATGCGTAAAGGCTCAGGGCCTCGCTCTTATCCTTCACCGCCATGCGGTCCAGAATATTGAAGGTGCGCGTGGTGAAGGGCCAGCCCCACTGCGCCTGGATCTCGGCCTTGATCTTGGCCGCCTGCGAGATCTGGCTGATGCGCTGCTTGGTCAGGCCCATGACCTCGCCGATCTGTGTGATGGACTTGCCCTCGGCCCTCATCTGCATGACCTCGGGGATGAGGTGGGCCACCTTTTGGTATTGCTTGCGTGTTTTCATATAAACAGTTCTCCCAGATTCGTTGGGCGCTGATTTTATTCTGCAAACAAAGACAGTTTTTCTGCCTCTGCTTGGCGGGGTTCCAACATACTCTGAACGATCCAGAGCGATTCTTTATACCGTGCCCATTTCCCCCCATCACTTGAAATGGTCACGTTGCTGTGAGGTATGATATTCCAAGGAATCCAATAGGTTTTCCCTGTGTCTAACTGATGAAGCGCAATCAAGTCCGCCTGAGGGGCTTTACCTATGCGGTAAAACCATCCTTTGCATGGACCGTAGCACGCAAAGTTGGCCGACTTGACGTCAATTCGGAGAACCTTGTCGACCAGCAGGTCAAACGGCCACTTCACGGTGATGCTTCTTTCAACCTGAAACCCTGCCGATTCCAGTATCTTCTGAACTCGCTTTTCACCGTCCCATCCGGTGTCGCTGTCAGAATGTTCTCTCGCAAGGCCGAGTCGCTCGGCCCATTTTAAAAACCCACCTTTCTTTGAGATCTGGTTCGCCAGATCTCCCTGTCTTGTATCTTTCAGATACTGACTGGTGGGCATAGTGCCTGTGTTGCGGTAGTTTTCCATGATCCGATCTGAGATCATGGCTTCGTTCCATTGCTTTCTTGTCATGGCACCTACCAGATACCATTTAAAACGATCGAAGACAAGAAATGGTTTTAGAAAAGAATACCTGGCTCAGTAGGGCAGGCTGTCCTGCTCCACTTTAACCTGGGCATCCTCGTCGGCCTTGAACTTGGCCTGGTACCACACCAGGCCGTTGATCAGGCGCTTATCGTCCGCGCTCTGCTTGACCTCGGCCCGGGCCTTGGGCAGCCAGTGCTCGATCAGGCTCGTGATGCTCTCCTCGGTCAGCTCCCGGAGCTCGATGCCTTTGTGCTTCCCGACATGGACCTTGACCTTGGACGCATCGTCCGCCGGAGGCTGTCCACCGCCCGAGGTCTTGCGGAAGCTCGAGTCGCCTGTTGCCGGCGCTGCCTTGACCTCGGCTCCATCCTTCGCAGGCCGGTCCTGCAGCCGCACCCACAGCCCGCTCGCTGGCAGCGGCTCGCCGCTCTTATGCGCCATGATCAACTTGATGTTCGCGTAGGTCTTGCTCCCGTCCGCGCTCTGCTCGTGCCCGATGACCAGGCTGGCCGGGCGCCCGATGAGGCTCTCCAGATCCAGACTCTTGTTCTCCTGGTCGGTCAACTTCCGGCCGAACCAGTCCTTGAGGAACTTGGTCAGCGCCGCCTTCTCATGCAGGCTCGGCACCATGGGCTTAGTGAACACCACCCAGGGCTGCACCGGGTCCCTGCTGTCGTCCTGCAGTTCGATCTCGAACGCGAACTTAAACTTCTGCTTCACGCCGTACTCGGTCTCGTACTCCTTCAACGGAGTCACGTCCACGCACACCGCTCTGCCCGAGAACTCGGGGCACGGCGCGAAGTCCTTCTTACCGCCTGTTGCACTGATTATCATACGTCTTACTTTGTGTTGTTGTTGTTGTTGTGTTGAATCGAGGCCTGCTTTTCGACCTCGGAAATTTGCTGGGCCATGCGCTGGTACTGCGCCCAGTAGTCGGGCCATGCGTTCTTAATCTTGCGCAGGTTCTCTGGGTCGGCCACCAGGGCTGCGGCACCCAGTTTGCGCACAAACGAGCCGCCGTACTCCATCATCGTCTCGATGACCATGCGATCGTTCACTTGCCGGCCTTTCCCCGCTTGCGCCGCCAGTAGCTGACGTCATCGACCTTGTAGTCCCGGGCCGCCTTGTAGATCGCGCCGGCCTGCTGCTTGCTGATGCAGTAGACGCCGTCGCCCTGCTTGAGTTTCTTGGCCACTGTGTTCTCGCTCATGGTGCTGGTTGGATGATGAAGTCGAAGTTGTTCTGCCAGGTGTCGCACAGCCTGTTGTAGGTGTCGTTCTTGATGCGCCAGGTGCGCGGGTCCCGGGTGGTCCCGCTGTGCCGGCACTTAATCCTCACGTCGATGTGCTGGATGGCCGTGTTCCGCAGGTGATGGTCGGGCGGCAGTTCGTGCAGTTTGGTGATCATGGTTTCAACGCCTCGAAGGCGATCTGAGATTCGGTCGAGCGGTTGCCGCGATGGTCTTGGTTGGAGATCCTGCGAAGTGCTGCCTCCAGGTGCGCGATCCGCTCCTTGGCCTCCTCCAGCTCTTTGTAGGTTTTCACTGCGTCGATGGTTCTCATTTCTTCGATGGTCATGGTTTCAGATCCCTGCATTGCTTGATGGCGTCGTCGATGGCTTTACGCATCATCGGCCATTCCTCTGGGTTGATGCTGACTTTACCATGGCCATCAGCAGATTGACTGACCTCAACGTACTCACCGCCGCCTTCATCGACGATTTCGATGTCAGTGCATTCCATGGAAAGCATGTGGTCGTCGGTAGGTGACAGCACCCATTTGATCGGTCGCAGTTTCATCTTCCCTCCAACCATTTTTCGAGGTCATGGAGTTCATCCACTTTGGCTTCGAGTTCTTTGATTCGGTCGTTGAGACGATTGAGTTCCATCACAATGCCCCGTGGGCGAGTATCGAACAGCGTTTTTCCGGTTGGTGTTTGAATCAGGAAACCTTTGGCGGGGGGAGCGATTCTGATTGGGTCGAGTTTGTAGCGGCTCACAGCTTGGCCTCCTTGGCTTTGAGCCACACTTCATCAGCAGACTCAAAGTCACCTTTTGATGCGTAACCAAGTGCAAGTCCGCCACCCTCCTCCAGCCGCTTGATGCGCTCGTTGGCAAATTTCAATTTATTCTGGCATTCTTTCAGTTCAGAAATTGATACAAACTGTGCGTGTTCCCATTCTGGATTTAATATCCAATCGCTCACGGCTTGGCCTCCTTGGCTGCGGTCCAAATTCTCACTCTGGCCGCATATTCAAAGGGGTAGATTGCTTCATTCCCCGCTGCCTCCAACCGCTTGATGCGGTCTTGAAGCCGCAGGTTTTCTTCATCCAGAATTTGCTGCTGCCGGATGATTGAGTTTGCCGCGTTGAGTTCGCGTTCGAGCCTCCTGCACAGCATACCGAGTTCGGCCACGTTGTGAGGTGTACTGTCTGATATCGGGGTGTCGCTCATTTTCCCTCCCTCGCTTTGAGCATCGCGTCGGCGTACTTGTAGGCATCTTTTGCAAAGTCATCCCAGTCTCCGCCTGATCCAAGACAAGCTAGGGAACCCTGCAAAGCAGCAGCAGCGAAGTAGTCGCGCATTGAAATACCATGGTAATTGATTGCTGGAGTAATTCCGTCCCATTGCGTTGTATGCGGAAACGCCGGTCCTCCGTCGTTGATTGATGCGCTCATTTTGCCTCCTGTCTCTTTAGATACTCACTGACCGCTTCATCTGCGACGTATTGTAGTTTGTAGCCTTTGCGCTTTGCGTATTCCTTCAATCTCCGATGCGTGTCGTCTGACACGACGAACATCTTAGCAACGGGACGTTTGGCTTTGGGTTTCATCGCTTGTGCTCCTTGATGATCTGGGCCACGAACCGGCGCTTGCAGCCGATGGCCCGGGCCACCGTGTCGGTGTCGGCACCGTTGTCCCACAGCCGGTAGGCCAGCTCGCTGTCGAAGGCCTCGACCGGCTGCGCCCAGTTTCTGCTCAACTGCCGCTCCTTGGGCTCCGGGAATGAGATCCAGCCCGCGGCTACGGCGCTGGTGATCGTTTTCTTGGTGATCACTTGAGGCCCTCCGCAATCATGGCGTGCTCCAGGAGCAACACGGCGTCCGCGGTCTTGAGTGTAATCGTCAGCCTCGGCTGCCGTTGCTGCGCGATCTGCTTCAGGTGCGCTTTCCAACGGTCGCCGTGCGTGGCCTTGGTGCCTGCCTGAATGGTCTTCTGCCATGTCTGCGGCGGCACCTCTATGGTGCGGATCTTCCGGCTGCTGATCAGTCCGTGCAGGAAGCCCACATTGCGCCCGAAGTTGAACATGGCCGACCCCGGGGCCCCCTTGCCGCCCACATAGCCGCCCACCTTCTCGATGTAGACCACGTCGGACACACCCAGTCTGTCGAGCACCAGGTCGCGCACATCGGCGTCGGTGACAGGCATGGCGTCCAGCGTCACACCGCTGGGGCCGTAGTGCGCCAGGCCGCCGGACAGGCCCGGGTCAATGGCTAAGATCCGTTTCACTTCGATGCCTTTCGGAGCCAGGCCTGAATCGCCTTGTCGGCTACCGCCTGCAGTTTGAGGCCGGCGGCGAGGCAGTAGGCCCGGAGTGCTTTGTGTGTTTCGGTGGTCACGTTTATGGTCTTTGGTTTCATTACAGATGCTTGCGGACTTTGTTCCAATAGGCCTCGGTGGCCTGCTTCTTCTCACCCCTAGGACCGCCTCCGTTCCACTTACGAGCGAGCTGCTCGGTGGTGCAGTCTTTACCCCAATGCTTCAGGTAGGCCTCGCACACCGCCCGGGCCTGCGCCCGGTTGGTCATGTCCTGATGCCGGTAGTGGCTCCCGGTGATCCGGTTCACGTCCAGCACCACGCCGCGGTGGATCTGCAGGGGGCCTAGGGCGCGTCCGTTGTCGCCGATGGCCTGATCGTTGCCCGAGGACTCGACGATGATCAGGGCGGTTATGAGGTTGGAAAGAGTGGTCATGGCTGGACGTAGCAGATGAGTCCATTGACTAGGATGGCGCCGGTGTCACCTGCCGCCTCACTGGCATCAGCTTCAGCCTCGGTAGCCCGGCGGATAAACTCGCCGGTGGCCAGGTTGTGAAGGCTACCGAAGTCGTCTCCGGTAGATCCAAAAGGGGCTAGAGTGTACTTGGTAGGATTTTCGATCATGTTGCTGTGATTTGCTTTGGTGTTGGTTGGTTTGCGCGTTGGCCAGTCGCGCCCCTGGTTGGGTGGTATTGGCCCCACCCGGGCCTAAAGTGTCTGAACCTATCAGGCTAAAGAGTTTCGCTTTTCCCATCCAGCCTGTGCCACTCGGCGGAACTCGCGATTTGCCGAATCCTGGAGATCAATGCTCAGGTGCTTGAGCGAGCTTTGAAATCGGCCAAACAGCAACTCGAAGTGCTTGGGGCTTTTGATTTCCCGGGCCTGCTTCATCATCTTGATCGTCGTGTTCATATTTTGCTTTGGTTTGCTGCTGTTGCTTTCGACGTGATCAAGATGACCCAGACCACGTTTCCCGTCTACAGAGAAAACCATTTTTCTGTAGATTTTGAAGAAAACCCAATGTTTGCAGGGGTCAAACAGGGGTCACTCAGGGCAGAACTTGGCCTCGAACTCGGCCCTTGAGCGCACGTAGATCGTGCCGTTGTCGAGCCGGCGGTAGACCACCACGGGCCACCGCAGCTCGCCCAAACGCAGCTCCGCTGTATCGGCCAGTATTTCGACCACTATCGCCCGGTTTGTCCGGTTGAGGTAGGTCACGGCCAGGCGGTGTAGACCACGGTGCCCTGGCCGTTGGCGTCGACCAGCTCGGCAGCGTTCACGCCCTTCAATTTGGCCAGCGCGGCCAGGAGCTGCGTGTCGTTGGTGGCATTGGCGATGCAGGTCGACACGATGTCCGCGTCGTCGTAGGAGGCCGATAGGTTCTCTTTGGTGCGGTCGCGCCAGACGCGCACCACTCGACCGTTGGAGAGATTGACGCGCCGCATTGATTCGACGCAGGGGAAGGTGTGCTTCATGGGGCCTTCAGGTTAGGTCAGGGCCACCGATTTCCAAGCGAATCCGTTGTGGATGTACAACACGTTGGTGTTGGTCGAGTTGTTGGTGTGGAAAAACATCGGGACATTGGTGCCGGAAACATTGGTCGGAGTGCCTGTCGGAGCCCCGGAGCCGGCCGGGATGTAGACAAACCCGTCGATCATCGAGCTGCCGCCAATCGGCCCAATGAAGTCACCGCCGGACTGGCGGTAGCTCGCCCCCTTGATCAGCTTGCCGGTGGCACCATCGAACAAAACGAAGTCGCCATCCGTCGCGCTGCCGGGTCCCACCACGTCGCCGGTGCCAGTGCCTGTGGCTGCGATGGTGATCGTGCCGGAGCCGTTGGTGATGGTGATGTTTGTGCCCGCGGTGAGCTTTGCCCGGGCAAGCGTGCTCCCGATGCTCTTTCCGATGAGCAGATCGCCGTCGCTGTAGACGTTGGACTGGCCTGTGCCGCCGTTGATCACGCCTAGTGTCCCGCTGACAGCAGATCCGCCCAGGGCAATCTGGGGTAGGTCGATGGCCTGGATGGCTGACATCTGCACCACGGTGCCGTTGCCTCGGAGGTACTGCCCGTTGGTCGTTGCGCCGGCCAGGAAGGAGATGGCCGAGGATGCCGAGGTGCTACTGGTCCCGCCATTGGCCACACTCAGAACACCGTCGATGGTGATGGTGCCGGAGGCCGTCACCGGGCCTCCTGAAGTCGTGAGCCCGGTGCTGCCTCCCGACACATTGACGCTGGTCACCGTGCCCGCATTGCTGGTGTAGCCGTTGGGATTGCTCGCCGGGTAGGCTCCGAGGTTGGTGAGCGCATTGGCTGCGCTGGTGGCTCCGGTACCGCCATTGGCCACAGCCAGTGTCCCGGCCAGCGTAATCGTCCCCGACGACGTGATCGGGCCGCCGGTGGTGGTCAGGCCTGTCGTGCCACCGTCCACGCCTACAGACGTCACCGAAGCCCCCGCGGCAATGCCGTCGAGCTTGGTGGCCTGTGCCGAGGTCATGTAGCCGTTCTGCGTGGTCGTAGCCGCCACCTGGCTGATCACCGGGGTGGTGCTGCCGGTAGCCACCGAGATATTGGCACCGCCCGAGGCCGACACGTTGGTCACGGTGCCGGCATTGGCGGTGTACCCGGCCGGGTTGCTGTTGGGGTAGGCCCCGAGGCTGGTCAGGGCTCCGGCAGCCGTGGTCGCTCCGGTGCCACCGTTGGCCACATCCAGCGTGCCGGCCAGCGTCAGCGTGCCTGTGGTGGTCACAGGGCCGCCCGAGAAGGTCAGGCCTGTCGTACCGCCCGAAGCGTCGACCGACGTCACAGAGCCGGCAGCAGTCGACGACAGCGTGGTGCCAGACATCGACAGGCCGGTGCCTAGGCTGATCTCCTGGGCGACCCCAGCACCGGCGCCGGCACCGCGGCCCAGCAGTCTCGAGGCCGCCGAGATGTCCTGGATCTTAGCGTAGGTCACCGCACTGGTGGCGATTGTCTGGGCCGTACCACCGGCAGCCTTAGTGACGTCCCCGGTGAAGGCGCTGGTCTGGATGCCTCCGGAGCCTGTGAACTCCACACCGCCGCCGACGGTCAATTCCTCAACAACGCCCGTCCCCGAGGTATCGCGGCCCAGGATCTTGTCGGTGGCAATCTGCTGCACCTTGGCGAAGGTCACCGCATTGTTGGCAATGGTCGCAGCGAAGGACCCCGTGCCAGACCCGGTGACATCCCCGGTCAGCGTGATCGTCTGATCGCCGGTGTTGCTGCCCGACAGGTTGCTGCCGGTAACCGTGCCCGAGGCAGCCACCGAGGTCGGGGTGATGGCACCCAATGCTACGGTCAGGTTGGGCGTGCTGGTCGCATTGGTGACCGTACCGCTCACGCCGTTGGCATTGGTGAACCCGAAGGACGTCACCGTGCCGGTGTTCGACGTGTAGCCATTCGGATTCGACGCAGGGTAGGCCCCCAGGCTCGTCAAGGCAGCCGCCTCGGTGGTCGCACCAGTTCCGCCTGCCGACACGGCTACAACCCCTCCAAGGGTGATTGTGCCGCTGCTGGTAATCGGGCCGCCTGAGGTCGTCAGGCCGGTCAGGCCGCCGGAGACGTTGACGCTGGTCACACCGCCGCCGGTGGGTCCCGGGGGGCCGGCAGGGCCGGTGGGGCCAGCAGGCCCTTGCGGACCCTGCAGACCGCCGGCACCGAGGGGCTTGGTGGCTCCGGTGTCGAGCCGGGTGATCTCGCAGACCGTGTAAATCTCATCAACCCCGGTGATCGAGGAGTCGGTGCCAAGGTGCGATGCGCCGGCGCTGGTGATGTAGTACTCCAGCCGGTACACCGTGTCCTTGTGCGGCGTGATGCGCACGTTGGTGTGCAGGTACTGGCTCTCCTGGTTGGTGACGTCGTCCGAGGCGCTGTATCCGATCACCACGCTGTTGGTGACGTCATACACCCGCATTCGGGTCTCCCGGGTATGGTGGAACGGGCTGATCACCCGGATCTGGTAGGCACCGGCAGCCAACTTGAACTCGCTATTGGCCAGGTCGAGGATCAGGCCGCTCGGATCGCTGGCTACGGTGTTCAGGTCGCGTGTCGTCCACGTCGTTGCCACGCCATTGCCGCCCGGTGTGCCCGAGGCCTTGCGGTCCTCAATGAGCGCGATCTTCTGTGTCAGGCTGTCGACGTCCTTGCGCAGCTTGTTGATCAGGATCGTGCTGGTCTGTGAATCGTAGCTCATTGCTTGGACTTCTTTCGGATAATGCGTTGGGCCTCGTCAAGGCTGGCCGCAATGCCGATCAGGCTGCCGGCGGGGCTGTAGAGGCGGAGGGAGCCCTTGGCCTTGCCTGGGATGGCTCGGTAGCCGCCGGGGAAGGAGTAGGCACCGGGCATGGCGGAGTCGGGGGAGGGCATATAGCGGATGTCCTCCGAGGTCGCCTTGAACCGCTGCGAGAGCGGGATGACGTTTCCGGCATCGTCCTTGGTGATCGCATCAACCAGTTTGACCTGGCTTGAATCTGCGACGTAGTAGATACGCTCGTTGCCGGGTAATTCGACAATGCCAGCCTTGGTAGGTTGATTTTCCGCACTGAACCCAGACATCACTTGCCCAAGCGTTTGCGGTGTAGCTTGGAATACGGGAGCACCTTCAGGGATGCGTAGGAAAACCCGCTTCACTTCGGGCACGGCCTTTGTCGAGGTCATCACCTTGGCCGCCTCAATAAAGCTGTCGGACAACCTTTTGTTGATAGGCTTCAGGTCTTTGGCGTAACCACGCAGCTCCTTAATGAACTCAGGAACGTCGTCAATGGAGCCCCAGTCAAACTCAGGCAGCATCCCGTCATCCACCGAGCTGTAGCCCTTGGACGAGAAGTACTCCTGAGCAGCCACATCCTCGTCGAACATACGCATGGCGTCGTTGGCAACGCGCAGGCCTGCATCCAATCGCACAGCCTCGTCACCTAGGCGCTTGGAGTAGCCTTCAGCAGCCTTCTTGTCGGTGGTGAACGAGAACGCTTGGCGGGACACACCCGAGGTCTCGCCACGCATCCGCTTGTCGAATACGTTGAACCCGCCTGTAGGTGTGCCGTGGTAGACAGGACCAATGGTATACCCAGCCGCCTTAGCCGCCTCATCGACCATCCGCTGCGCGGTGGCCGTGTCGCCAGCCTTCACCGCAGAGAGGTAGTCGGTGTCCGAGGCAGGCATATTCCGCACGCTGATTGCCGCGGCGATCTTCTTGGAGGGCACCGCCCACAGGTTCTCCGGATCGAACCGCTCGATCTCGGAAGCCTTCTTCAGCCGGATGGGATCCTCCATGCCGTCGTAGAGCGCACCATAGAGCCTGTAGCCCTTTTCAAACAGGTCCATGGCCTCGCGGTGGTCCTTGACGCCGCGGCCAGTAGCCATGTCGCCGGCAGGCATGAAGCGCTGAGCGCCTACTTCAGGCCCAGCCGCTTGGCTCGCTTGGCCTGCGCCCATTCCTTCGCTGCCTCCAGTGCTCCCGATTGCGCGTACTCGTCCTGTTCCTCCTGCATAGACGTCAGACGGTCGTCCAGCCACTGACTGATAGAGGGAGGAGGCTGCGGAAGCATAGTCTGACTCTCCTGATTTGCTGCGGTAGTTGAGTTTTTCATAGAGTTCTTTTTCGAGATACCACAGCACGGCCTGCAGGTCCGCGTTCTCCAGCTCAATGCCGCGGGAACGCAGTTCCGACTGAACCTCTGCGATACGCTCACGAATCCAGCGCCGATGGGTGCCATCGACCGGAGCCTCGACCAGGGGATTCAAGCCCTTTTTTAGAGCGTTTGCAAACTTTCTTGTTTCCTCGAGCGCAGATTGACCGGCCTCAGAGGATTTTTTAGCCGTCTCACGCAGGGCTTTCTTGGAGAACCTGCCGGAGATGGTTGTGGCAGCACCGTCGATGGACGTGCCCTTAAGATCGCCACGCTTGACTCCAAGCATCTCAAACTCAGACGGGGTCAGCCTGGCGACTGCATCACGCAGGTTGTTGCGCATCTCGCGCAGCTTAGCCTTTGAGAGCGGTGCCACCTGGGTGCCCGTCAGGCGTCCCAGTGTGCGCATGAACCAGCGGTCCATGGTCACCGATGAGAAGTCGCCGTACAGGTTGTTGAAGAACGACCCCAGCTTGGGACCGAGCACCACCGCAAACGGAACCACCTCGTCGACACGCTCAGAAGATCCCACACCGGCGGCCTGCTTCTTGGTCCAACCAAAGACGTCGACCAGGGCCTGGCGCAAATCCTTCACTGTGCCCTTCTGCACCATGAAGTCCTTGGTTTTCTCCCAACCGATGTCCTTGATGAACTCGTTGAGCATTTCCAGGTTAATCTGGATGTTCTCAATGCGATCACCGGACACGAACTCACCAGAGATCTCCCCGGTGTTCTTCCAGTTGCTGTACTCCTTCCAAGTCTGTTGAAACTGTGGGCCTACCTTGTTGCCATCCGACGTAGCCGCCAGGATGGCCTTGAAGATGAAGTCGTTCTCGGGCTTGGCCAGGTCCGGGTCCAGATCCCGCATCACGTCCATCGTCAGTTTGACGTTCTCGTCGTACCAACCCTTGGCCTCGGGGTGCAGTTTGACGGCGCGGTCGATCTCTTGAACCAACAGGTTGACCAACCGAGCGTTGTCCTGCGGGTTCGATTTGCGGTACTCAATCGCCTTCCCGAACATATTCTGGAATGCGTTGGCAATGTCGATGACCTTGGGTCTACGCGGAAGCTCTAGCTTCAGCACATCATCCAGAACGGCAAGCCCATCACTTGTGCCGTCCGGCATGAACCTTACATCCCCCGCTTGTCGAACCGCCCCGCCTTCGCCTTGGCCTTCCGTGCCACCGAGAGCGCGATTGCCACCGCCTGCTTCTGCGGTTTGCCGGACTTCATCTCCCGGGACACGTTGCTGCTGATCGACTTCTGGCTGTAGCCTTGCTTGAGTGGCATCTGCTTTCCTTTCTGCTTGGGTTTGTGTGTCGTAGATTCCGATGAGCTTTCCATCGGGACCGTAGAGCTTGTGCTTGGCACCGCTGATGATGCGGTAGCCCTCATCGGAGTTGATGATCGACTTGTCGCCGATGGTCTCGGCGGGCATCCAGCGGAGCTTGGACTTCTGGATTGCGTCCTCGGAGATACGAGCCCGGAAGTCCATCGGTGCCGTCGACCCGATACGGTCCAGGCGGAAGTCGCGCACGAACTTGCGGCCACCCTTCTCCTGCTCGTTCACGAAGTCGCCGAGGAAGCGGGCCTTGTCGACTCCGAAGATCTCCGCAGACCGGCGTGCGCCCTCACCGGCGTCCAGGTTGGTGAAGTAGGCGGCCAAGTCAGACATGAACCCGTCGACGTTGTCCCACAGGCCGGCGGCCACTCCACCATCGGGAGCCGTCAACTTGTCCAAGGCACCGCGGATCTTGCTGATGTCGATGGCCTTGATGACCGGGTTATCAGCCTTGGACAGGTAGAAGCTGTAGGGCAACACCTCTCGCTGAGAAAGACGGATGCCGCTGTTGTACTTGCTGGTGAACTTGCCGGTCAGCCGGTTCTTCACCCGCTTAGTCGCAGCACCGTAGTTCAGGAAAATGCTGTTGCCGGCATCCATAGCCGCATTGACAGCCCGGATCTTATCCTTCATCCGGCTGCTGACTGCCTGGGACTGCTCGATGGCAGACAACTGCTGCGGGCTGAATCGGCCCAGGATCTCGCCATCGACAACGCGGGCACCCGGGATGCCTTCTAGGATTGTCCTGATGGCGGCGGTGTCCTTCTCCTCACGAACTCGGATCTCCTCGTCTGAGAGGTTCCTGACGCTGCCGTCAGGCATCTGCTCTGCCACACCGAGATCAACCAACTGCTTGGCGGCAATCGGGTTGGAGACATCCTGCGGCTTCAGTACCTTGCCGGGTCCCTCGTTCTCAATTGTGATGCGCTCATCCAGCTTGCGACGGGCACGAAGCAGGTCGCGCAGCATGGCGTTCACCTGAGGCGAGGCCTGCTTCAGGTCAGGGAACAACACCGAGTCGGTGGGCTTGACTCCGAAAGTGCGTTCAATGGTCGCAGCGGCATCGGCTAGTGCCCGGCTGGCATTCTGTGTTAGTGCGGAGTCCAGCAACTGCCGGGTGATACCTGAGAAGCCCTTGAGCAATGCGTCAGGCTTCTGGCCGGCCAAGAGTCCAGCGAAGTGTTCCGCAGCCAGCTCCGAGGCCACATAGCCAGCTTTCTTGTCGATGGTGTCGTACCGAGCGAGTTGATCGGCACGCTCCTGACTGCCTGCGGCCAGCTTGTCGCGGTACTCGTTGAAACGGTCCTCAATCTCGGCGTCATTGAAAGCGCCCTCGGCCAGCTTACGGACTACGTCGCCTTCCTGAACCCACCGCCCAACAAGCGCATCCTTGATCTCGGTGGCTCCGCCCTCGAGCTGAGTGCTCTTCTCAAGAGCATGGAAGAGCTCGTGGCCGAGCGTGTAGAGCGGGCCGTCGCCGGTGCCCTTGCCGATGATGTCGGCGTTGATGAATATTGTGGGTCGCTCCGCCAACTCAACCTGCACACCGCGGATTTTGTCGCCGAACTTTTCGGCCATCTGGGCGTTGGAACGATAGAGGATGTCGACATCCCCGAACTTGCCTCGGACAAGGCCTTGAAGGTCCATGAGCGCCGACGCTGCATCCACGCCGTTCTGATCTCGCACCCGCTCAAACAGCGCCTTGGTCGTTGGGTCCTGCTGGGCGTCGATAAAGCGCCCGAGGTCGCCGGCCCGGGCTTCCTTGGCGGCTTTGCCGGTGAGCCGCTCGAAGCCGCGGGCACCGAGGGCACCGGCTGCGCCCTGGGCAAGGCCAGATCCAACGCCAGCGGCCGCACCTTCCTCGCCGCCTGACAGGTAGCCGAGCCCTGCACCCAAGGTAGCGCCCTCAATGCCGCCGGCAGTGGCACGCAAGGCAGCATCGACCGCGGCATCACCACCATACTGCCCGACCACACCGAGCATCCGCTGGCGTAGGTTGGCACCCGGGGCAGCACCAATGGCTTCCAGCGGTCCAACACGGGAGGGCTGGGTCACCAGATTCTCGCCGGCACGGGTCAAGGCCTCGCCGGCCTCGCGTGCGGTACGGATACCTGCGGGGATGGCAGCGAAGGCAGCGGCCTCCGGGGCAATACCAAGAGCGCCTGCAAGACCGGCAGTCGCCGCGGTGTTACGGAGTGCCTCAGGAGCCATTCCAAGTGCTTCCGCTGTCATGCGCTCGGCAGCACCTGCAACGCGTTCCAGAGGCATTGCAACGCCGGCAACGGCACGCCCTGTGAGTTGAGCGCCTTTGCCGACTGCACGGGTGGCGAGCTTACCTGCACCAATGATCTCGCCGATACCGGGGAGAGCCAGCGTCGGGTCAAGGATCATGGACACGCCCTGGACAAACTCCGGGTTGGTGTACTCAGGCGGGACGATAATGCCTTCCTCGCCGCGTTCGAGGCGTGCGGTGGTGTTGGCGAAGTCGCGGGCCTCAAGGAACTGATTGTAGCGGGACTCCGCGGTGCCCGTGCCTGCGACGAGGTCCTTGAACTTAAAGAGCGGAGAGCCGGGGTCCTGAGACTGTGCGACCAGGCCGTAGAGCTGCCGGGTGCCTTGGGCAGCGCCTTCGATGTAGTTGAGCGGGTTGGCAACAGCACCCTGTGCCCCCTCGGAGATCGCGCCACCGATCAGGCCGGCGGCAGCATCCACCGACTGCGCGATGGTGTTGATCCAGTCGGTCTGCTTGGTCTTGGAGTACTGCTCGAACTTGAGGTAGTCGTCGACCGAGGGCTTGTAGGCCGGGTCCTGCATAGCACCGGCAATGTCCTCGCCAGTGGCTGGGAACTGCTCGGACAAAATCCGCTGGGCCTCATCCTGGCCAACGGAATCAGGGAACTCGACAACCTGAGAGCCGACCTGGATCTGGTATGGCATAATTACTCGATGCGCTTCGTGACGGGATTGTATCTACGGACGCCGCCTTGGGGCTGGGTTTCCTGACCGACGCCCATCTGGCGCAGGTAGTCGTCAGCGAACCGACCGATTCCGGCCTTCATGGACTTGAAGACGGTCGAGCGCAGGGTTGCCTTCTGTTTAAGCACCTTGTCGCTGTCGCCGGGTTGCGGGAAGTATTGACGATCTGCGGCGGAATACTCGTCCTTGCCGATGGCAGCACCGGACTCCTTGCGCAGGGCAGCAGCAATCCAGTTTTCCTTGGCGGCGTCGTAGATCTTGCGGTCGTCGGAACGCAGACGCTCTGGGGTGAAGCCAAACTCAGTCAGGCCACCAGGACGGTAACCGCGGCCCACCACGTCATTGATTGTGCTCTCGTTGAGCATCATGCGCGAAGCAAAGCCAAGCGAGTTGGACTGCCCCTCGGTCAGATCCTTGCCTTCGACCATCTTGGGAGCAGGAAGGATATCCACCTTGCCGTCCGCACGCACCACGGTGATGCCGCCAGGCAGAGTCTGGGTGTCGACCTGAATGGGCCGAGGCGTTCCGGTGGCCTCCAGCACGCTCCTGATGGCATCCGGGTTGATCGGAGCACCCAAACGCTGGAACACGTCGACCGCCTGTTTGAAGCGGTCCTGGTAGTTGACCGGCTGGGTCTCGGTAACCGTGCGCTGAATGGGCTGCGACTCGAAAGCTGGGACCTCACGCTGCGGGATGGGCGCGATACCGGCAGGCGGGGCTGCCTGAACTTGTGCGGAAGGAGTGAACTGCGAGCGGTTGGTGCCAGCCGGGATGGGCATGATGTTGCGCCCGAGGCCCATGGTATACTGATCGGCACCGCCGAAGCGCATTCCGCCAAAGGTCGGACCTTGCGGCATCTGCGGGGCCGGAGGCTGCTGGATCGTGCCACCCGGGATCTGCTGCACCTGGTAGAACGGGGTGTAGGGCTGCTGCTCCGCGGGAATGTTCAGGCTGCTGCTGATGATTGCCGGAGGTGCGGGCACCGTGACTTCCTGCGTGGCCGGAAGCTGGGCAACCTGAGAGATTGCCTGCTCGAGCCCAAGGCGTCGTGCCTCGGCACCTTGCGCTGTCTGCAAGTTAAAGCGGGCGGCCTCGGCCTGAATATCTTGAATCTCCCTCGCACGCTGCTTGTCGGCCCGATCCAAGAAGAACTCGGCATTGAGCAGCGTGGCCTTCTTCTGCGGGATGGACATCGACGAGAACTTCTCGATGTCGCCGAGCAGCTTCGACTCCGCACTGTTCTTGTCCATGATGTTGCCGCTCTGGGCAACGGTGTTCAGATACGGGGCCAGCGACTCAAGGCGTGACGTCAGGAACTCGTTCTCAGCCTTGTTCTGCCCGTACCGCTGCAGCGACTCGCCGATGGCATTGCCGATCTGCTGGATGCCCTGGCCGATGTTGCGCCCGGCCTGCGAGTAGGCCTCGATGTAGCCGGAAGGCACGGCGGAAGGTCCTCCGCCCTGGTAGCCTGCTGAGTAGCTGTAAGTCGCCATAGATTAGCCTCCGAAGAGTTTGCCGAAACCGCCAGCAGAGCCAGCACCACTGAACAATCCACCACCGATGCTTCCTAAAGCACCGAGGCCGCCACCGATCAGGCCGGATGTAGCGGATGCACCGGCAGCCCGAGCAGCGCCAATGGCCTGCTGGTTGCCTGCGTAGATGTTGGATGCGTAGGCGCTCTCCGGGTTGAAGAGCTGTCCGGGGTTGAAGCCCGAGGCCTGGCCTACGAATCCCTGAGATCCTGCAAAGGCCTGAGAAGGCCGTCCCAAGACCTGCTGGAACACGTCTCCATACACGCCCTGACCGGCCTGCAGTGCGCCCATGGCCTGCTGCTGGCGCTGCTGTTGGAGGCCGGCACCGATCATCTGGGAGCGCAGGGCTTCCTGCAGCGCGGCATTGGGTCCCTGGGCCATACCACGGGCCGAAGAGGCTACGCGGGCCTGCTGCTGCGCCATCCGCTGCTGCTCCGGGGTTAGCCGGGAGCCGGCAAGGAGATTGGAGGTCGCGTTCTGGGCAAGGATGTCGGCAATGCGGGTCTGCTCCGGGGCAAAGCCTTGGATGGCAGCACGGGCTTGAGGCCCGAGCTTGGCAATATCAGCAATGTCGCCAGCCCGGGAAGATGCACGGCTGGCAGCCTCGGTGCGCCCCATTGCTGGCGCAATCTGCTCTTCGTACAGACGCAGCAGCTCAGGAGTTGCCTGCTTGAGCATATCAATGGTCAGCGCCTGATACTTGGGCGCGAACTGTGCCTCCGCGGCATACTTCTCCGGTGCCAAATCAATTTGGTTTCGGAGTGTTTCCCGGGTTTCCTGGGCGTAGTTGCGTGCTGGAGGTGCTTCGACTGTCATATCATTTTGGAGGCCACCCGGTAGATCGGCATCGAGCCTTTCTTGTAGGTGGTCAGTTTGCCGTTGCGATAGCCGATAGCCGGGAGGATTGCAGCCTCCGGTCGGTCATGGAAGAACTTAGCCGCCACCGCCATGGCGAATACCGCGCAATCCGCGGCGAATTGATGCCAGTACCAGTGGTCGCCATTGGGGTCGGAATGCTGCCACTCCCAGGCCTTAGGCTCTGGACCCGTCTGACGCCAGCCTACAAGCACGGCAACCACCTGCTCGTCCTGAGTGGCAATCTTGAGCGTACCCTGCTCCGCGTGGAACATGACGTAGTCCTCGACGGCCTCACGGGTCCAGCCCTGGAAGCTGTCCGGGAGCTTGTGCAGCAGGTAGTCTGTGATGGCGGGGATCATCAGGTCGGAAGGATCTCCTGAAGTATCACTTGTGATGTTGATCTTGAAAAATTAGAATTATTTGTGTCCGTAATCGAACGGTTAACAGCAAGTGTCGCAGATGCGGCGTTACAGTACGCCCTTACTCGATAAGTAATCGCGTTAGTTGAAGCAGGGCTGTCTAAAAATGAGATCACGATGGAAGACTGAGTACTGTTGTTATCTCCATCGTAGGCTGCAACCTTAGTTCCGTAAATTCTGTTTTCCGGTGTGGCTGGAACACCTAGAGGGGTCACGGTTACACCGTCGACGCGCTCAAGTATAAACGCAGTCGTATAGATTACTTCGTAGTTGATACTGAACTGAACCAAAACTTTTGACGTGTTGGTTTGTGGTGTGATCGACGTGCTAAGATCACTGAGCGTTACTGCGTTTGCGCGGACATTGCTGATAACGTAAAAGGTTGCCGCTTCAAAATTTGTGAACGCAGTGCGAGGGCGCAGCGTGGTTAGCGCTCCTCCGGTGACGGTTAGATTGGACCCGACAGTTAAAGTCTCGATGTCACCAGATCCGGTGGTGTAGCGCCCAAGTAGCTTGGTAGTCGTTGTACCATCGACAGCAAACAGTTTGCCTACGGTGACAGCACGGGCACCCAGTTTGGCTTCAACGACAGCCCCGGTGCCGATGTTCACCGTGCTTGAGGTGAACGCCAGGTCGGTCGAGGAGAGTTCCGCAGGGTAGGCCGACACGGCGCTGCCGTTGCCGATGAGCCGGCTGCCGGAGATCGGTGCGAACTTGGCAAGAGTCAGCGAACCATCGGCCACCGAGAGCGTGCCGCCGTCGACCGAGCCGGTGATGTCGATGCTGGGCGTGCCCAGGAGGTTGAGCGTCGAGGCCGACAGCGTGGTGGTTGAGCTGACCGTGGTACCCGGGGTGACAGTTACAAAGAGTGGCATGGTGGTTTAGACGTCGTTCTTGCCGTAGAGTCGGAATGCAATGCCGATGACCTTGGCGCTGTAGATGTCGAGGGAGCCCTGGTCGGTGGTGATCAGGGGCTGCACAGAGGCCGAGTGCTTACGCAGGCGGGCCTTGTGGCTGAAGAACTGGTGCAGGCCGGCCTTCCAGCCGTTGTTGCCGCATCGGAACTGGGTGGTCACCGAGTAGTCCTCGCGGTACGGGGCCAGGAAGTTGTCGGCGGTGTTGTTGGTGTTGTAGGTGCCGCTTCCGTAGGTGTAGTAGACCGTGCGATCCTTGGTCTGGTCGGTGGCGACCACATAGGACTCGTTCACACCGTCGAACTGCGCGGTGATGGAATAGCGGGTGTTCCAGTTGCCCAGCTCGAACTGGATGTCGGTCCACTGCTTGTGGTCGACGTTGTCCTCCCCGGTGTAGCCGCGGAAACGAACCTCGGTCGACATCTGGATGAGGTTTCCGGTTAGGTTGACGTCCACGAGACCGAGCGGGTCGAACTGGTGGATCAGGCCACTCTCATCGGCCCAACAGAGCGTGTCGGTGCCTGCTACGATGACACGGCACCAGAACCGCGGAACAAGTAGAGAGCCCTCCCAGTAGCCTTCCCAGGCCTTGTTCAGGAAGTTGTAGATTAGCGTGCGCTGGTTGCTGCCGTCACCGCCCTCGACGGGCACGCTCAGGATGTAGCGGTTGGCGAAGTAGGTCGCACAGGCGTTGCCCCAGTAGGCCTGGTCGATGTCGTCGACGATGTTCTGGATCTGATCGGAGAGGGGCAGAACCACCGACTGACTGATACCAAACTCGGTCTGGCGCAGGCTGATGATGCCGCGTTGGGAGAGGAAGATGACGTCGGAGCCCGTGCCTGCGATGGAAGCCTGAGACACGCAGCCGAACTCCCGGGTGATCTCGGTCAGCCGTGTGGTCGACAGGTCGCCGTAGAGGTTCTCCACAGCCAGCACCGAGCGTTCCTTGAAGACCAGCAGCGTGGTGGTGTTGAACGGGTACAGGGCCACCACGCGGTCATTGCTGCCGGTGTTGAGCTTGAACTCGTTGAGCACCGGGCTGTAGTGCAGCGGGTCCAGCACGTCGGAGACGGCCAGGTAGTCGTTGCCGTAGAGCAGCAGCAGGCGGTTCTGGAAGTACAGGCCCTCGCGACCCGGGGGCACCGAGGAACCGGAAGCACTTGAGCGCTTGATGCTGCCGGTGATGTTGTTGTTGTCCACGTCGACCAGCGTGGAGGGCATGGCCACCGAGGCGGTGGGTGTGGTCGAGTAGGTGCCGCCGTTGACGATAGCCACCGAGCTGACGATTCCGTTGGTGACTGTTGCAGTCAGGCTTGCGGCCACACTGGATGTTCCAGAGACCGTGATCACCGGGGCCGAGAGGTAGCCGGAACCCTGATTGAGGATCGTGACCGCACTGATCGTGATGTTGGGCGACGTGCCAGTGGTCGTGAGCTGGATGATGGCGCGGCCAGCGTCGTTCAGCGAGTCGGTCTCCTCGGTCGTGCCGTTGAAGAGCTTCAGCGTGTTGTTGTCGACCGGGTAGACGTAGTAGATCTTGTTGTTAACCGTGCCGCTTCCAACCACGTTCGAGATCGAGACCTGGTCGCCCGGGATGAAGTTGTGGTTGTAGACCGTCAGCGTGTCTCCGGTGGAGTCAGAGCCAACGATGGACAGCGTAGACGGGATGCGGTCGAACCCGGCGTCGAGCGCCGACGGGAACGTGGCGTTGCCCTGCATCAGGATGGGCATCCCGTCGTTCAGGTTGTCGACGATGTCTTGCGCCAGGTCGTAGCCGGTCAGGTTGGCAGAGCGCTCAATGTAGTACCGGGCGTTGTTCTCAGGACTCAGCGGCAATGGGTTTGTGCCGGCCCGAGCATCAACCAATGTCAGGTGGAGCGAGACCTCCTCGTTGACCACGTTTACGAAGAACTGGAAGCCTTGACCAGAACCCGGTGTCGCAGTCCACAGAGGAGCCACGTCGCCCACACCGCCGATGGTCACGATATCGCCCGTGGTAAGGTCGGGCACCACGTTTAGGTTGACCTGTGTGGAGTCCTCGTCCGAAAGCACCGTGGAGTCCTCGCACAGGATATTGCTCCCGTTCTCCATCAGGATGTTGTCGTAGATTCCTGAGGCGCTTGAGAAGTAGTATCGGGCGTTGCCCGGGCGCAGCATGACCACGCCGTTGGTGGCCTGGATGAGGCGCACCGGCAGGTAGATATCGTGCCCGTTCATGGGCACCTCGACGGGCGACTGGTTGGGCCGGATGCACCAGACCTTACCCTGGCCACCGTCGGAGGTCCGTGCCTCATTGACTGCCACCAGAAGTGCATTGGCCCCGGTGTCCGGGTCGCGGTAGGGCAGGACGCCGAGGATGTCCTCGAAGGGCAGCGTCTGGTTGTAGAACTGAACGGTGCGGTTGACCGGAGCCCCTGTGAAAGCCAGTGCTGCGGTCGACATCACGCAGTTGGTCCCATCATCCAAGAGGCATCGGGTGCCGTTGGAAAAGACCAGCACGTTGGCGACTGGGTCCGAGGAGATGCTTGCGTTCTGAGGGATGGGCGTGCCGCTGACAGGGACTGTGGAAACAGAGTTGGAGGTCACCGTCACCACGCGGTTCAGCAACTCCCACTTACCTCCCCACTTGGGCTGCACAATGCCCCAGCGGTTCTTGATGACCTGATCCTCGAAGCGTCGGTTGACGGCGTTGGAAACGTAAGAGGCCGGGATCAGCGCAGGGTCAATGCGCGATACCACTCCAACGAATCCATCGTCGATTGCACCGATTTGAGGCAGGTCAGGCATATCACCGGGACGGCACGATTATCTGCCGGACATATTTCTCC